CTTCCGATTACATAGCGTATGCGGATTTGACTGAAGCTGATGTACTTGGTTGGTGCTGGGCTGATGGCGTTGACAAAGATGCGATTCAAACGTCTTTGCAAGCCAATATTGACGGGCAGATCACGCCTGAAACCGCAAGCGGCACGCCCTGGGCGGCATAAGGAAAAGAAATGGAAGACGCAGTAATTACGATCGGCGATACCGATTTTAACTTCAGCGATCTGCAGCCTGAAGCGCAAATCATCGTTCAGCGAGTGCGCATGTTGCGTGATCAGCAACAACAGCTGCAGATTCAAATGATTGAAAGCGAGCGAACGATTAACGCCTGGTCGGCTGATTTGCATGACCTGGTACATGCGGTCGAAGACGACGAGGAAGAGTCAGCCTAATGGCCGTGACGCAGAAAGAGTTAGCGCAGAAAGCGCTGGCTGAGATCGAGGCGCACGAACGCGAGTGCCTCGTTCGCTTTCAGAACATAGAGCGCCGGCTAGATAGTGGCGCAAAGAATTTTGAAAAACTAGAGCGTTTAATTTTTGGCTTGTACGCGATCGTGCTTGGTTCAGTTTTGTTGCCAATTTTGTTGAACATGGGTTGAGCCGTGGTCGGCGAGATCGCAACAATCGTCGCTGGCGTAAATGCGGCAACAAGCGCGATCAAGCAAATTGCGGAAACCACGTCAGATATCTCAAGTATCTCATCGTTTTTAGCAACGATTGGTGAGGCAGACTATGAACTGCAACGCGCTCAAAACGAAGGCAAACTTTCGGAAGCTGACGCTATCAAGGCTGCCTTAGCAAAGAAACAGATATCAGACCTGACGAAAGATATCCGCGATATTTTTACATATAGCGGACACTCAGAACTGTACCAGGAGGCATTGAGCGCAATGGCCGATGCTCGAAAATCAAAACAGCAGGAGCTTGCAAGAAAAGCGGCAGCGAAAAAAAAGTTTTGGAGAGAGGCTAGGCAGTGGGGGGTTGTGATAGCGGTTCTTTTAATTTTGCTCCCAACGACATTGGCGCTCTTGCTGGCATACCTGACGCGATAACGCACAAAGGACGAACGAATGAAGTTTGACGCAATCAAAGGAATTATCGGCACGCTAGCACCAACAGTAGCGCAAGCGCTCGGCGGCCCGTTGGCCGGCACTGCAGCGTCAGCGATCGCGAAGGCGCTCGATTGCGAGCCAGAGCCAAAGGCTCTGCAGCAGGCGGTGCAAAACGCTACGCCCGAACAACTGGCAGAGATAAAGCGCGCAGATAACGACTTTGCCGTTCAAATGAAAAAGCTAGACGTGGACGTATTTGCTCTGCAGACAGCAGACACGCAAGACGCGCGCAAGCGATTTAGCGGCGATTGGACTGCCAGGCTTATTGCGATCATGTGCGTCCTGTTTTTTGGCAGCTACATTTTTATGGTCACGATCCAAGAGCCAAATCAAAATTCAGACGCAGTAATTAACCTGGTGCTTGGATACCTTGGCGGAATCGTTAGCTCAATCATAAGTTTCTATTTCGGTGCTTCTAGTAAGGATCAGACAAGTAATGAGTGAACGACTTATTAAGATGCTCAAGCGCCACGAAGGCGTGAAAAGCCACGCCTACAAATGCAGCGCCGGCAAGGTGACGGTGGGCGTTGGCCGAAACATTGACGAGGACGGTGGCATTGGTCTGAGCGACTCTGAGATCGACATGTTGCTTGCGAACGACATCAAGCGCGTTGAGCAAGAGCTCACCGATCGATTTACCTGGTACAGCAAACTCGACAGTGTGCGGCGCGAAGCAATGATCGACATCGCCTTTAACCTTGGCCTGACCAAACTGCTTGGATTCAAGAAAGCGTTGGCCGCGATGGAGTCGGGCGATTACTTTTGGGCCAGCACTGAATTCAACGCAAGCCGCTGGGCAGAGCAGGTTGGCTACAGAGCGGACGAGCTCTGCGACATGATTGAAACGGGTGAATATCGTGTCTTTTCTTAGCATTGCACCGCCGCCAGGCGTCGTAAAAAACGGCACTGATTTGCAGCAGGCAAATACTTGGTCAGACGCAAACCTTGTGCGCTGGTACGAAGGTGCGTTGCAGCCGGTCGGAGGATGGCGAGCTCGCACAACGTCAGCGATGAGCGGTGTTTGCCGTTCGCTGATTGTGTACTTGGACAACAGTCGCAATCGCCGCACGGTCGCTGGCACGCACACTAATTTGTATTTCGTCGGCGAAGACAATGCAGTCACAGACATCACACCATCTGGGTTTACGACGGGCAGTGCTAACGCGGTGCAAAATCTTGGATACGGCGGTCTGACGTGGGGCGCAAGTACCTGGAACACGCCTCGACCAGACAGCGGGACTTACACGCCGGCGACGACTTGGTCGTTAGACACTTTTGGTGAATATGTCATTGGGTGTGCAACGAGTGACGGCAAGATCTATCAATGGGCCAATAACAAAACGGCTGCGGCGGCACTTCTAAGCAATGCGCCGGTTGATAATACAGCCATCGTCGTTAGCCCAGAGCGTTTTGTTTTTGCTCTAGGCGCCGGTGGGGTAGGCAACAAAGTCGCATTCTCAGACCAGGAGCAGAGCAACGTCTGGACGCCTGCAGCTACGAACCAAGCAGGTAGTTTTACTCTGGCGACAGACGGCAACCTGATGGCCGGCAAGCGCATGCGCGGCGAGACGCTGTTGCTGACAGACACAGATGCGCATACGGCCAGATACCAGGGGCCGCCATTCGTCTATGGCTTTCAGCAGGTCGGCACGGGTTGTGGTGTCATCAGCGCAAACGCCTGCGCGACTGCGGGCGGCGCGGCTTACTGGATGGGAAACAACGGCTTTTTTGTTTACAACGGCAGCGTGCAGCCGCTGCGCAGCAGTGTCGGCGACTTCATATTTGAAAACTTAAACGTCACAGAGCGCTCGAAGGTTTACGCGGTACAAAATAGCAATTTCAGCGAGATCATTTGGTTTTACCCAAGCAGCGGATCAAGCGAAAACGACAGCTACGTCGCCTATAACTATATGGAAAACCATTGGCAGATTGGCTCGCTCGCTCGCACTGCAGGAGTCGATGTTGGCACGTTCGTCTTCCCCAATTATGTGTCAGCTGACGGCTATGTTTACGAGCACGAAGTCGGCTACAGCTATGACACCGACAGTGTCGTTTTTGCCCAAACAGGCCCGCTGCAACTCGGCAATGGCGACCGGATGATGCTCGCGACGTCGCTGATCCCTGACGAAAAAACCCAGGGCGACGTGACCGCCACATTTAAGACACGTTTTTATCCGAATGCAGCTGAGAGCACGTTTGGCCCGTTCGACATGGCAGCGCCAACCAGTGTGCGTTTTCAGGGTCGCCAGGTACAGATGACAGTCACAGGCAACACGCCTAGCAGCTGGCGAGTAGGCAACATGCGGCTCGATGTACGGGAGGGCAGCAGACGATGATCTTGCCCGAGGCGCAGCGTAATTACGATTTTGTGCAAGAAAACCAGCGCAACAACCTGATTGAGCAGGCTGACAACTTGAATCGCAAAAAGAACCAGGACGTCGAGTTGCGCAATGAGCGACTGATCCTGCAGAGCCCTGACGGCACGCGATTCAGCATCACGGTCGCGAACGACGGCACCATTTCGGCGACGTCATTATGAGCGAGGCAGTTTTACATACGGCAGAAGACGTCGTTGGGCCATACCGCGAGCTATTAGAGATGGCGCTAGCTCGAGCAGGCGGCACGCACACTTACGAAGACGTGCTGCAGTCGATCAGCGTTGGCGACATGTTTTTTTGGCCGGCAAGCAAAAGCTGCTTGGTCACTGAGATCGTGCAGTACCCGCGCCTGCGAGCGTTGCATGTTTTCCTAGCGGCTGGTGATTTGGTTGAGATAAAAGATATGGAAGCCAGTTTGATTTCGTTTGCCAAAAGTCTGAAGTGCTCGGCGCTCAGCATGAGCGGGCGCAAAGGCTGGACGAAGGCGTTAAAAGAAATGAATTGGGAAGAAGCCCACACAACATTGGTCAAGCAGATATGAGCAAAGACGGAAGCAGCGGGGGCGGTATCAACATCGGCCTGCAAGAATTGTTACGCATCAACCCAGGGTTGATGGGCGATTTACAGCAAGGCGGCGGGCCGTCGCTCACCGAGCAGGCAATGGCCGCGCCTCCCGCGTTGCCAGAAGATTTTTACGGGTCTGGCACTGAGATCACACAACCCGACATGGCGTATTACGAGCAGTTTCCTCTTCCTGGCAGTGAGCCTGCCGCGCAGGCGTCGGCGAGCTCAGCGAGTCCTGTTGTAAACACGCCCTCGTACAGCATTCCGATTTTTGACATTGGGATTGGCAGTGAAAGCGGTCGATCGGTGCCTGCGGCCTTGGCTGAAGCATTTGAAGTCAGAAACAGACAGTCGGTGAGCTCGCGCAAGCGCAAGGCAGCACAAGATACGATCGATGCGTACCAGCCGCCGCGTCAGTCGATGCCTATTTTGGACATGGCTGAGAACAACTTTCAGCCTGCAGTTATGCCGGTGACTGAGCCGTTCATACCGGAGCCGGTGCCGCAAATGGCGCCGTTCGTACCACAGCCGTTGCCGCAAATGGCGCCGTTCATACCACAGCCGTTGCCTGAACGCAGGCCTGTGATGCAAGAAGTGAAACCGGACTTCCGCAACTTTGATATTGGGAATATAGGACTATGAGTTTAGGCAAAAACAAGCAGAGCTCTGAGCAAACATTCGATCCAGAGCTCAAAGGCATGCTGACCGACACGTTCCGACAAGGGCAACGTGTCGCTGCAACGCCATACACGCCATACAACTACGCAACGATTGCGCCCTTGGCGCCTGCGCAGCTAGAAGGCATGAACATGGCCGCAGACACGGCGCGTGCCGGCGTAGGCCAGGGCGAGATCAACGACGCGATCGCAACGACGCGAGCGGAGGCCCGCTTTCAGCCTACGCAAGTAACCGCTGGGTCGATCAATGCGCCAGGTCAAGTTGGCAATGTAGGCGCATCGAACGTGCAGAGCGGATTTGGATTTGCTCCAATCAATAACCAGCAGGTTCAATCGCAAGGCGTAGGGGCGCAGCAAGTAGGCCCAACAGGGCCAGTGGGTGTCGGTAACATTCAAAGCCAAGGCATCAACGCCCAACAAATCGGCGGCTTAACCCCAGTGCAAGCACAACAGGTGCAGGGCCAAACCGTTGCAGGGCAAAGCCTGGCGCAAACGAATCTGACGCCTTATCAAAACCAATACGACTCTGGCGTTATTGACGCGGCGCTCGGCGACTTAGATCGAGCGCGGCAGATGACGCAGAATCAAAACGCAGCAAGCGCAGTGTCGGCTGGCGCGTTCGGCGGCGATCGCCAGGCGCTGGTCGAAGCAGAAACGAACAGGAATTTCGCGCGACAAGCAGCGGACACAGCAGTCAACCTGCGCCAGCAAGGCTTCCAGAACGCGCAGCAGCAAGCGCAGGCGGATCTCAATCGAGCTCAGCAAGCCGGCATGCAGACGGCGCAGTTTGGTCAGCAGGCGGCGCTCGCTAATCAGCAAGCCGGCCTAACAGCTGGCGGGCAAAACCTGCAGGCTGACTTGGCTCGCCAGCAAGCAAATCAGCGGGCGTCTTTGACGGCAGCGCAGGACACTGCAGGTCGAGCTCAACAAGCGAGCCAGCAGATGGCTCAGATGGGCTTGCAAAGCGGCTTGGCTTCGCAGGACGCCAACATGCGTGCAGCGCTTGCCAACCAGCAAGCAGGCTTGGCAGCCGATACCACGTCAGCCGCAAACTTTATGCGCGCCGGTCAGCTAAACGCAGCAAACAACCTGGCAGCGCAACAGGCAACTCAGCAAGGAAACATTCAGGCCGCGCAACTAGGGCAGCGCGGACAGCTGGCGAATCAGGATGCGCAAATGCGTGCAGCCCTGGCTAACCAAAATGCCGCACTGCGCAGTCAGCAGCTAGGCTTCGACGCTCAGCGCTTTAACGCAGACGCTGGCCTGCAAGCGGCGCTCGCCAATCAACGTGCCGGCATGCAGGCGTCTGGTATGCGCCAGGGTGCAGCTGCTCAGCTGGCAAACCTAGGCGGCGACTTGCGCGGCACTCAGTTTGCAGACGCTGCGGCGCTCCAAGGCGTAGGTGCTCAGCAGCAAGCGGCAGGGCAGCAGCTGCTTGACGATCGTTACCGCAGATTTGCAGAGGCCAGAGAGTACCCATTCCGCATGTTCGACGTGCTTAGAAGTGGTGCTGGCTTGCTGCCTAATCCGCTGACGAGTGCGAGCAAAGGCAGCGGGTTTAACGCGGGGATTTCATAATGGCTATGTTTAGCAAGATGATGGCTGCAGCATCAGCTGCTGCAGGATTGCCGGATGCTTTGCTTAGCAGCGAGGACGATATAGAGAAATTGCCGGCCCCAGACGAAAAAACCATGCGCGAGTTGCTAGGCGAAAGGGTCGATGAGATCGGAAACGCTATAAGCAATCCTGGCGAGTACGTTATGAACACAGTGCAGCCAAGTTTCGATTCGCTGACTAGCCTAGTACAAGATCCAGCTGCATACGCGGAGCAACGTATGCGTATGGCGCTAGATGGTTCGCTGGAAAAAGAAAGAATCGCTAATGCCCGAAGCAGGCAGCGCGCGCAGGCTTTTATGAACCAAGGTCTTTCTGACTACGGCTCTGCAGAGCGAGCAGTCCAGTTGCCCACAGGCTATTTTAACGACGCTCAACGAGGACTCATTTAATGGCTGAAGCATTAACCGAAGAGCAGCAGCGTCTTTTGATGCAAGGTCTGCCAATAAACAACCCAATTGCGGTTCCGCAAATTGCGCCAGAAGTAAGAGAGATGGCGCTACCAAAAGCCGTGCCAAACAACCCGCTCTCGGATCTTCAGCGATTACTTGTGCCAACACAGCAAACGATCAAGAAGCCAGAGAACTTTCGAGAAGGCGTTACAAACGTGTTTCAAAATGCGTTAGTGCGACCGCTACAGTACAAACTTGGGTTGCGCGAGTCGCCAGAGCAGAGGCTGACAAGAGCTAGGACTGACGCGCAAAACATATCAATGTACAACGACTTGGTGGAGCTTGCTCGCGATCAAAGCGCATTTCAGCGAGCTCAAAATGTTGATTTAAGTGAATTTCAAGGGCCGTATGGCGACGCTTTGAGGGCTGCTCAAGCATCAGGTGACATTGATTCACTTGTCTCTGCGTTAGGCAGCGAGCGCGACCGACTGCTCACAGACGACACTAGGGAAACTTTGTTTTTCCGTGAGCTCCAAAGGCAAAACCCAAAAGCTTTTGAAGCGGCTATGCAAGTGCGCACGGTTTTGAATCCGGCAGACAGCATAAAAGTTGCTCAAGGCTACGTTCAGCTTTCGCAAGCACAACAAGCAATTTGGGATGCAAAAAATCTCGATGAAAAAGCCACAATTTTGCGCAACGTCGGCGGTGACATTGATAAATACTTTGAAAGGATTTTGCAGCAAGAAATTGCCCTGGCTGAAGCCAAGGCAAAAGCTGAAAACGGCGGCTTAGTGCTCACGCCAGGGCAAGCAAAGATTGACGAGGCATTCGCAAGTATTTTCACCTCTTTTGCCTTAGAAGGCGGCTTAAACACAAAAATTGCCAACATATCTAGCCTTAATCAGAGCATTGCTGCGCTGCAGAAAAACGACGACCTGACGGGACGCAAGTATCTTGGACGTCCAGAAAACTTACTGCCAGCAGAAACGCTGGCCCTACAAGAGAATGTGGCTGCCGTTATAACGCAAGGAATGCGTCAAATTATTGGTGCTCAGTTCGCCGCAGACGAAGCGCAACAGTTCATCAACCGCAGTTTCAACGTCATTTTGCCGGCTAAGGTCAACGCAGACCGTATCAGACGTTTGCGCTCTCAAATGGAAGGGGCCTACGCCAACATAGAATCCGCTGTTGCGTTTTATGGAAACAAAGGAACGCTCAAGGATTGGGGGCCAGGTGTTACTTCGCTGACCGCTAGCCTGCCTCAATTTGAAAAAAATATGTACCAACCAGAAGACTATTCAGGCTTGAATAACGATGAACTGATATCAATTGTTAGCAACCCACTAACGAGTCCGTTGGAAAGGGACGTTATCAAGTCAGTAGTGCAAAAACGGGCAGGGGGATAAACCGATGGCTACAAATCAAGACGTATTAGACGCGATTGCCGCACGCAGCGCAGGCGGCGCTGAAACGGCAGTTGCGCAACCTAGCCTCAGTTTTTTTGAGATGGTCGATCAGGCCATTACAAACACGCCAGCAAGTGCAGCGCAGTTTGGCGAAGACTTAGTGCAACCTTTTGTTGACCCAATCGGCACTGCAAACAGCATTGCAAGTCTTGGCAAGGGTATTGTTCAGTTAGCGATACCAGGCGAGCAAGAAGATGAAAAAACTGCTCGAGCAGTCGGGGCTTATTTCGTTGATCGATACGGTAGCCTAGAAGACGCTAAACGCACGTTCGCGGCTGACCCTGTTGGTTTTCTTGGCGATGCTTCTATGATCATTACTGGCGGGGCTAGTGCGGCAGTCAGAGCGCCAGGTAAAATTGGCAGTGTCGCGCAAACAGCACAAAAAATAGGCGAGGCTGTTGATCCAATAAACATCGCAACAGGCGGCGTAAAAGTTGGCGCAAAAGGCGTTGGGATGGCGGTTCCAGCAGCTATCGGCTTGACTACGGGCACGTCTGGCCAAAGCCTTGGCGAAGCATACAAAGCTGGTCGTGAAGGCGGTGCGCGTCAAGAAGCGTTTGTGGAAAACATGCGCGGCGCAGTAGATCCTGCAGAGGTCGTTGACGACGCTCGCGAGGCTTTCCAGCGGATGAAAAAAGACACGCGCGCTGAGTTCAAGCAGAGCAAAGACGCACTGCAGCTACAACAAACGCAAATTGATTTTTTTCCAATAGCAGAGCAAATAAAAGATTTGGAGGCTTCGTTCGACTACGAGGGTTTCAGTGAGCTTAGCTCTGCTGGCCAAACGAAAATGCGCGAGCTAAACAAGTTAATCAAAAACTTTCAAACCAACGAGGCGGTGCAAACTGCTTACGGTTTAGACGCACTGAAAAGAGCGATCGACGACTTGTATCCTCGTGACATAAACCCTGGTAACGAAGCCGTGATCGTTGCCAGAGCTCGAGACATAGTAAAAGACGCAATCTTGGCTCAAGCGCCAGAATACAACACGGTCATGCGGCCTTACGAGCAAGCGCGCAGGCTTGAGATTGAGATGCAGAAAGCACTAAGTCTCGGCGATTCATCTGCAGCTGATACGGCGTTAAGAAAGTTGCAGTCCGTTATGCGTGACAATGTAAACGCAAATTTTGGCTCTCGGTTGCGTTTGGTTGAGCAATTAGAAAAAGCGGGGGATGCCTTGCTGATACCCAAGGTAGCAGGCCAAGACCTGCAAGCAATTGCACCCCGAGGCCTTGGCCGTGCGGCAGGTGGATTGGCGGCGCTGCAATCTTTGGCTAACCCAAAAACCGCCGCTTTGCTGCCTTTCACTTCTCCGCGTCTCATGGGCGAAACTGCAAACTTGTCAGGTCAAGGGGTGCGAGCATTGAGTGACGCGCAGCAAATGCTCGCAGAAGGCAACCCTATGCTTTCGTCCCTTGCGCAGTCTGTTCAATCAAACATTGATCTGCCAAGCGCAGCAAGTAGGTCAAGAGGTATTGGTATGTTAGACCGTGCAGCCACCGAAGAAGAAGAAGCGTTTCAACAACTGCAACAACTTTTGAACGTGAACCAAAACTTGATCGCCCAGTAGTGGACGTCTCGATGACAAGCGCGCCAGCGCCAGTTACCTGGAAGACGGTGGCCGTGCAACGCCAGGAAGTGCTGAGAACTGGCGGCGAGGGCGAGCTCGTGCGTGAGGCCGTTGAGACGATCCAGCCAACGCTTTACACGGCCAAGGAAGGCCGCGTTGAAGTGCAGCAGCTGGCGTCGTCTTCGACGCTTAATTTGCTGGTCTAAACGCAAAGCGGGCCCAGTTTGGGCCCAGTTAGAGCTCGAAATACGCCAATTTACGCCAAGCTGCGCCAAGCCGGATTTGTAAGTGATTGATTTTATTGAGGTCAATTACGGCTGCGCCAAGCTGCGCCAGTAGCGGTGAGAGTTCGAATCTCTCTACCCCGACCACTTAACTTATTGATTGGTAAGGAATTTATTTTTTACGGATCAATTTGGGCCCAGTTTGGGCCCACCATAACCAATTTATTTAAGTGAGCGCATTATATTCTCTTGCGCTTTTGTCTCTTCCGCATCAATCCAGTTCGCGTATGTGTTGAAGAACATTTGCAGCGAATGACCAAGAATTTTTGCGCAATAACCTGGCTTCATACCTGCCGCTAGCATCCGGCACGCAGCACCATGTCGCACGTTGTAAGGGTTGCGATACCTAACGTCCGCTTCTTTCAAAGCGCGCACAAAACGCTCATTGAAGACTCTAGGCTTTAGGTATGGCTCTCCGTACTGAGTGAGCAGTAAATGGTCGTTTCGCAAGTCGGTTACTCTGCTTGATATCAGCGCTGCAACTTGAGGCGGTAACGGCACCTTGCGCTCGGTTCCTGTTTTCGTCGTACCGTCGTTACCCTCGACACGCGACTTCGTGACGTGGATGTAGCCATCTCGAACATCTTGGCGAGTCAACGCAATCACTTCGCCAGGCCGTAGCCCGCAGTACCAACGCAAAGCAAAGAAGAGTTTGTCGTCTTGATTCAACAGCGGCATAACAGCGTCCATTTCTTCTTGCGTAAACGGATCTATTTGCACCTTTGTTTTTGTTTTGCGCGTGAAGGCGCGCGAGACTGCTAAGGCGGGGTTGTGGTCGATGTATTCGTTTTCGATCGCCATCTGCAGGACACTGCTCCCTGCGCTAATCACTTCGCGGATGTACTTGGGCGAGCGCCCCAGGTCTCGCATTTCGTTAACGATTTCTTTGACGTGCTTTTGTTTGATCTGCGTCAACAGGTGCTGACCCAGTTTGGGCATCCAGTAAATTTGCAGTCGGCTTTTGATTGCGCGATGCGACGACGGCTTGCCGTGCCTAATCTCGTTCAGTTTGTCCTGAGCCATTTGCCCGAAGGTTGGCATGGGCTGCCATTCTGTCGCCTCTTCGCGCCCTTCGATAAATGCTTGAATCTTGCGCGCGCGAATGCGCTGCGCTGACGCTATACCAGTTGCGTTATAGGCGATGGGTAACGTCTCTGACCGCCTGACGCTTCCTTCCCACCAACGGATTTCGCATTTTCCGCGCTTGTTTCTGATTCCGGTCGCTGTTTTGTCTGCCATGCCGTTATTGCCTCCGTATCGTAGACAGTCGTGTTTGCAGGATCAGGCCAATAATGGATGCCTTTGTCCCACGCTTGCAACCGGCGGTGCTTAATCTGATTCTTTGTGTAGCCAGTGATCTCAGTCAACTTTGCTTCAGTCACGATCACGACTGCACCTCTTCATCGATCCACCAGTTCAGATAATCCCGCGCTTTGCGCAGATGCTCGACGGTAGGCTGGCGGTGGTGATTGGCACGCATGACATACTTCAAGATGTTGCCCTGGCAGTAGGCTTTGAATTGGTCACTATCGAGCGTGTCGCGTATTACTTCGATCACTTCGATGCTGCCCTGGGTGTAGTGCTCTGGCGGATTGCGCAAGGCGTCCCATTCTGCAGGCGTTGCGTTGTCGATGCTCATTCGATATCTCGCTTTATTTTTTTGACTTGGCCATCGGTGATTTCGTATCGATTGATGACGTTATATACGGTCGATTGGTTGAGCGCTGTGGCGTCGGCGATCGCGACTTTGCGCATGCCTCCATGCCATAGTTTTAGAACAATTCTGATCTGCTCATCGGTCAGCGCTCGGTGAAACTGGCGATTGCCAGACCGCTTGGTCTTTGGCGACATCAGGTGTTTGGCCTGCCGCTGCGCCTTGATTGCTCGGAAAAACAGATCGCTCATTGCTTTTTTGGCTGCTCATTGATTTGCAGGCTGTGGAAGTCGTCGCCCATGCGATCGCGCGCTACTTTCAATACCTTGTCTTTGGCCTCTTCGATGCAGGTCGCTTCCGCAGTAATGTATTTTCTTGTCGTAATCAAAATCTCAAACTCGTAGTGGTTCATACGATGCTCCAAAAAAGCCCGCCTTTGGCCACACGGACGGGAACGTGCCCAGGGGAAGGCTGCGCACTGAAGGAGAGGCTGATGCGCAGAGGCCGGATCAAAATGGAATCTCTTCGATAAAATCGGGGCAAGCGCCTTCTTTCGGCATAAAGTCAGCTGGCGGACGCGCCATATGCTTTCCGCAAAAGCCTGGCTCACGATCCATGTGCTCGCAGAAAAAGCAGTTTTCTGGCTTCTTCTCGCGCTCACGCTGAGCGGCCTTTGCGGCTGCGCGCATGTCGGTCAGCACTTGCACCCATTCTTCGCTCACTTGCTCGACCAACGAGTGCGCCAAACAACGAAGCTACCGTCGCCGACTGCTAGGGTTTGGCAGCCGACTTTGTTGGCGCGAAAGTACGATTTCATTGCGTCTTTTTCTTTGACGTCTGCAACTCGCACGCAGTCGCCAACCTTCATGTCTGCCTTAAAACGCGCCCATTTCGTCGCAGAACGCGCTTTTTTAGTCCTTGGCATAGGCTTTTCAATGCCGCTTACAACTTCGCCCATCGGTATGTCTGTCAGGTTCATTTCGCTTCTCCTGCCAGGCGCGCGTCAAAATCAAGCTTCAGACGATCGGTCGTTGCGTCGCCAATGATTTTTGGCGACTCGACTGACGCAATCTCAGCTGAGCTGTAGTGCGCGTGGCTGTTAGTGAATTGTTTTCCGTTCGTTTTGTTTTCGTAGGTCACGCCGTCGCCGTCTGCGTCAATGGGCTCAGCCCAGTTTGCGAGCAGCGGCGGTATGAAATTGTGGTCGTCGCAGCCATTACGCTGGCTGGCCTTGTCGAGATGCCGGTCGTGCTTTTCGCAGTGCCAGCGTCCGTCGCCGTCCATCGTTGGCGTGGCGTGAGCGCAGGTTCTGCAGTTCATCGCCGGCGTAGCAGTGCCGTGGCACAAATCATAGAAGTCGCACCATTTACATTTGAACCAACTCGGGTCGTCGCTCATGCGCTCGAGCGGGCGGTCGCTTGTGATGATGCGCTTCGCGCGATCTAGCATGCGCTGCGCGTGCGCCTGGTCGAGCGGCACGCGCTCCAGGTACAGGTCGTCGTCGTTTTTGTTGACGGCCATGTAGAGCGCCCACTGCACGTCCATTTTGTGCATATAGATCTGCATCTGCGTGTAGTGCATTGGCTTCGACTCATACACGCCGCGCTTCACCATGTCGGCGAAACTCTTTGCGTTGTGCGTCTTAAACTCGAGAACGTGCGGCTCTTCGGGTGCGTCGGGCAAGCCCTTGCCCATGCCGTCGAGCGATCCGCCAAAGTGCCCTGCGTGATCTTCGATGCGCCATTGCTGGTTGGTGTCTGGATCAACTTCCCAGACTGTCACGCCAGCGCGGCGCAGGTAATTCACGAAGCGCACTTCTTCCGTTTCGCCGCGGGCGAACAGGCGCAGCAGTCGCGCGCCATGCCGCTGGGCTATGACCCAGTGGTGGCCGTACCACAACTTGCGACTGCATTCCTCGCCAGCAATCGACGCGCCAAAGTGAAGCCGGCCAGGCGCTGAGTCCTGGTCAGCCTCAATGCTCTTGTCGATCGCTTCGAGCGTTTGGCTGGCGGCTATTCGTTCCAAGGCGGTGTCGTCTTCTCTACCAGAGGGGCCGGCGCCGCTTCAGCAGCTGGTGCAGCTGGGGCAGCCGGTGGTGGTGGCGCAGCGCCAGCTGGCGCCGAGTAGCCACGGATCTCGTTGCTGGCGGGGTAGCCGTTCGATGCTTCTCGCACTTTGACCAGCACCTCAATTTCGTGGAAGTGCAAATCCTGGCTGTCTGCAAAGCCATCCTTACCCATCGCCGTGCAGACGCTTGCCAGGTCGCGCTTAGCAATCTCAACGGCCTTTTCGTTTGGGTTATCGACGTTGTAGTTAGCCCAAACCTTTCGGCCTCGATGCTCGCCAGACGTGATCTCCCAGGTGAAATTTAGGTAGTGGCCAGTGCCGGCTTTTGTTGCCCGCATCTCGCTGTCAGTGATGACGGCCTTGTATGTGCCTTCCGGCAGAGGCTGGCGCTCTTGTGGCGCGGATGCCGGCTCGATACCGGCGGTGCTAAATTGAAACTGGGCCATTAGGCTGCTCCTTCAAGTTTGTTGTTCATTGCGGTGGTGAGGGCTTCCCAACTCAGATCGATCTCGTCGGGCAAGCCAAATCGGTTTTTGGCCACATACGCAGGCGTTTCGACCGTGCAGAGCACGCGCTTGCCGGTGCTAATCCCGCGAGCTCGCGTGTTGCCGAAGCCCGTGTCTTCTTTCTTGACCATCACTTTGTGCTTTGCGAACAGCACTAGGTCGCAGGACTCTTGCACCAGCGCGCTGGCCTTGGCGTGGAGCTTGATCTCGTAACGATCGATCTGCTCCATCTCAGGGTCTGCGTGCTTGCGGATTTGGTGGTGCGCGATCAGCAGGACGTTCATCCCCTGGTTGTCGCGAACAAAACGCAGGCCAGACAGCAGGTCGCGCCACAGGTCTAAAGCCATGACGTAGCCTTTGCCGTAAGTCAGCTGCTCGATGCTTGCGACGTTGTTGTCCTGGCAGACCTTCTTCCAGATCAAGGGCTCCAGGTGGTCGAGCGAGTCGATCACCACAGTTTTGTATTCGTGCTTACCGCAGAGCGCCTCGATCGCAGACATGACGTCGTCGTATGATTTAGCTATCGGGAATGCCTGCAGCGTGAGACTGCCGGCGCCGTCTTCCGTTGGGATAAAAACAGCGTTGGGCGCGTCGGCGGCAAAGGTCGTCTTGCCAACACCAGAGGTGCCGAAGACGAGCCCGAACAGCGCGCGCGCAGATTGTGTCGGTGATACCGACTTGAGATCAAAGGCCATTATTACGCCTCCTTGATGGTTATGTATGGTTTCGCAGGGGAGGTCGTCACGGCGGCAGACATTTCTTTGTAGAAGTCTGGCTCGTTGTTTTGCAGGTAACGCATTTGCGTGTCGCTCAGCACTTCCTTCAGCTGCACAGGGTGCAGGTTCGTTGGGATCTTGTGCTTAATGCGCTTCCAGCCCTCTTGATCCAGCCGGCGGTTGAAGCCATTTTTGACTGTGACTTTCGTGCCGTTGGCGAGGGTGGTGGTTTTGCTGCCTTCTTCGACTTGATCGAGAAAGGGCAAGATTTCGGCTTCGTGCTTAACTCGTTCGAGCTTAGCGTCGTCTTCGATCTTTTTGAGCTCTGCCAGCCTAGCGACTAGCGATTCGATCGTTGGCTCGTTGTTTCCGTTGCGTGTCGTTTCGTCGGTCATCGAGTGTCTCCTTGTTCGTTGACAAAGAGAACACTATAGACGACCTAACTTGCTGTCAACAAAAAGGAGACAGATGGAACAGTTAATTCAGAAAGAGGCAACGACCACGTTTTTCATCCATGCGGCGTTTTTGCCCTTTAGGTAAAGCAGTTCGACGTTACGCATGTCGTAAAACAAATTGTTTTCCCTTGCGTGCGCCTTAACGGCAGGCAGATCCCAAGGGTGAACGCTGACGTACATGAGCTCGTTTTCGATGCGCACACACACAAACGCGCTGTCTTTGTGGAGCACGAGCGTCTCTGCAGAGTAGCCTTCATAGAAATGCGCCATTTCTTTTGCGACGGCGCGGAAGGCCCGATGTGTGCTGCAGCCGCCATGCCTGCATGGGCCGATCAATTCTTGGAGCAGCTGGATCGCCTGCGCAGACTGCGAGTCGTCCGGCAACGAATAAAAGTGTAGCCCGTGCCCCGAGCAAAAATTATCGGTTGCTTCGACTAAAGCTTTATTCGCGTAGATGTCCCAGGTTTTATGTCGCTCGTTATGAGTCTTTTCCATGTGCTGATTCCCTAGCGCTTTCTATGTCCAATAGATGATTGATGAGCGCGTTTACTTGTTGTTGAGATGGGATAGAGAGTGCGGCAAAGGTGTCTTGCACATTCAGGCCCGTTGCGTTGTCGTCACGGCCAAACAGCAGCCAGGCAGGCTTCACGTTAAACAGATCGGCGAGCTTTACGACGTTCGATCGGTTTGGTGTTGCCTTTCTTGTTTCCCATTTGTGGATGACGTTGTGATTGATTCCGGACAGGTCAGCCAATTGACGCAGGCTAAGTTCGCGTGCATTCCGGAGATCGCGTATGCGGTCGGCGATGTCCTTCATGGTTTTTGTCTCCTAATTTAAGTCGTCACCCGAATGTATCGCAAAGGGTGACAATGAGCAACACTTTCGGTGACAAACTGATTGTGTGTTGTGACTGTCACCTTAAAGGTGTACATTCGCAGCGATGAGCAATACAAAAATCTGGGAAGACATCCAAATCGCCGAGCTCGCGCGCCAACTAAACATTTCGCGCGGCTCCGTCTACAAATGGAAATGGGCAGACAAGATTCCTGCCGAGCGCGTCGTGCAAGTGGAGGCCATTACCGGCATCAAGCGCGAAGAGCTCAGGCCAGACCTTTACAGCAACGCGGCGAATGGCTGAGCCGGTGTACACACGCGAAGGGGTGAGAGAGGCGGCGCGGGAGCTTGCTGAAGAAGGCTTTACGTTGGTGCCGGCCAGAGGCAAAGAAACTGTCGAAAAATGGCGTAGGTGGCAGGACGCCGACATGCCGCCCGCGCAGCAAGAGTATTGGTTGAATAGTGCCAATTATCAAAACTGCAATTATGCGCTCTTGACTGGTAAGCAAGTCGTTGTCGTCGATGCCGACTCTGACGACGCCGTCAAATTCGTGCGCGAGAACCTCACCTACACGCCAAGGCGCGTTACGACGTCGAAAGGCAAGCACTTTTACTACCAAGTAGATCCCAACTACCCGCTGCGCAATGGCGTGAATCCAGACTTGCGCATTGACCTGCGCGGGCAAGGCGGGTATGTCATAGCGGCGGGTGGCATTCACGAAAGCGGCCACATATACGCACGCGACGACGATCCTGACGTCGATGTGTGGTGGGGGAGTCTGCCGAAGCTCTGCGCTGCAGACCTGCGCAAAATCAAGTCTTTCAACGAACCGGCTCCGGGCCCGGTGGATACTGGCCTGTCTTTCAGCGTGAAAGACGCGGGCGTTTCTGAGGGCAACCGCAACCATCAAGCAGCTGCCGAGGCTGGCCGGCTGTTTCGCCAGGGGCTGAGCACTGACGCCGTGCTCGAGCAGGTGCTGCAGTGGAATACTTACAACAGCCCGCCGCTCGATCGCGACGAGGTAGAGCGCACCGTCAACAGCATCGCGCAGACGCACGCCCGCAACAGCGCAGCTGAGCAGCGCGAAGCGCGCGAGGCGCAAGCCGAAGCCGCTGAAGCGCAGAAGGTGGCGCTCGAGCCAAAGCCCTTCGTGCTCGGCGACGCCAGCAAAATACCGCCAAGAGAGTGGGTCTATGGCCGGCACTACATCAGAAAATTTCTGAGCGTGACGGTAGCGCCTGGCGGCACTGGCAAAACGGCGATCACGCTGGCCGAGGCCGTGGCGATGGCAACAGGGCGCTCGATCATGGGCGTGGAGTCACCCAAGCGGCGAGTGTGGGTTTGGAACCTGGAAGACCCGCTGGAAGAGCTACAGCGCCGGATCGCGGGCATCGCGCAACATCACAACATCACGCAAGACGATCTTGGCGACAGGCTGCTTGTTAACAGCGGGCGAGACGAGCCGCTGATCATTGCCGAGCAGGCCGGCGGGGCCAACGTGCTCACGCCAGCTGCCGACGCACTGACACACCATATAAAGGCCATGAACGTGGACGTCGTTATCGTTGACCCGTTTGTGAGCTCGCACCATCTCAGCGAGAACGACAACAAGGCCATCGACATGGTGGTCAAACGCTGGGCGCAGGTTGCCAACGACGCCAATTGCAGCATCGAGCTCGTGCATCACGTCAGAAAGGGAAACGGCATGCAGGAGGCGACAGTCTCCGACGCCAGGGGCGCTTCGGCCCTAGTAGACGCAGCCCGTCACGTTCGCCGGCTACAGCGCATGACGGCAGAAGAGGCGCGCAATGCCGGCATCGATGAAGACCAATTCTGGCGATACAGCCGCGAGGGCGACAGCAAAGACAACCTGGCGCCGCCTTCCGGCGACTCGACGTGGCGCCAAATGGTCAGCGTGGAGCTCCCGAACGGCGACAGCGTCGGTGTGAGCGAGCCATGGCAGTGGCCGGACGCCTTCTCTGACGTAACGCGAAACGACTTGGAGAGCGTGCAGCGCGCCGTGGCTGCAGGCGAATACCGCGAGAGCCATCGAGCTAAAGATTGGGTGGGTAACGCCGTAGCGGACGTGCTGAACCTCGATATTAACGACAGCTATGTGCGTACCAAGGTGCGCCACATGCTGAGCACTTGGATAGACAACGGCGCTTTGCGGGTCACTGAGCGGCCTGACAAGACGCGAATGATGCGCAAGTTTGTGATCGTCGGACAGTGGGTGAGCGAGGGTGAGATCGATGAGTGACGGTGCATCAGTAGCGTGTTTTTTACTGATGCAGAGCGATGCAGCGGCGAGCATCGAAATGTACCTGCATCGGTACAAATTTTACTTGTACCGGCAGAGTACTACTGATGCAGGTTTTGGGTGCTGCAAAAGTAGTGATGCATGACTGATGCAAAAGGCTAAAAAACCAAAGGCCAAAGCCAAGCCGAAGGCGAAGGCCAAGAAGCAGTCGGCCGGCAGCAAGGGCGAAGAGGCGCTTGCAGCGCAGCTGCAGGCGGCGGGCGTGAGCTTCGAGCGGGAGCAGCTGCTGATACCTGGCCGCAGGTTTCGGTTCGACTTTGTGATCACCGGCAGCGACCTGGTAATTGAGGTTGAGGGCGGAACGTGGAGCGGGGGCCGACATACCAGCGGCGTTGGCTTTCGATCGGACTGCTTCAAATACAACAAGGCGCTCGAGCTTGGCTATCGGGTTCTGCGGTACACGACGGACATGGTGACGAAGGGCGAGGCGATAGCGCAAGTCATGGACATACTAGGCGCTGAGAGCGCCGTATAGGGGCTGTGAGGCGATATGAAGTGTAAGCAGTGCGGTAGTAGCGGTAACAGGGTAATTAGCTCTGACAAGGCGCGAGAGGGCGTTAGACGGCGTCGCGAGTGTTTGCGATGCGGACACAGGTGGAACACAATGGAGACCGTGCTGGTCGAGCGACCGGCAGAGCCGAAGGCGAAGCCGGAGCGCAAGCCCGTGGAGCCCGCGTATCGACGTGAAGAGCTCGAAGACTTGGCCGATGGTTGGGACAGCGAGTTAGACGACATACTCAACGAACTAGGAGCGAACTAGGATGCCTGGTAGACCGATAATCAGAGCGCAGATCAAGAGCCTGGAAGAGCGTGGCGAGGAAGCCGTGTTTAATATGATTGCCGGTGGCATGACTGTGGTGAACACGATGAAAGAGTGCCAGGTTGGCCGGCGTGCGTTCTACCGCTGGCTTGAAGAGGGCGAGGGTAGGCACGATCGGTACATGCAAGCTCGGAGGTTGTGGGCTGACGCACTGGCCGAAGAGTGTCTCGAGATCGCCGATGGCACGATGGACGCGCACGACGCGACTGTTCGTAAACTGCGCATCGACACGCGCAAGTGGTTGGCCGGTAATGTGAACCCTGACCAGTGGCGTGAGAAGCGCGATCCGTTGGTAAATATCACGCTCGGTGACCAGCATTTGGCTGCGCTTCGTGAGCTCACAAACGACAGCGTGATCGAGCACGAAGAGGACGAAACCTAGCTCGCAGACACTGGCTCGCGCAGCCGGCTTTGCGCGCAGGAAATGGCCGTGGAACAATTTGCTGCGACGGCTGGGTTAAGGGGCGTTTTGCCGTGGAACACCGCAGATAATTACGCGAAAAACTGTTAGATCAATAAAATCAATGACTTACGTATTCGCGCAATTGCGCGTAATAATCATTATGTTAAATTGGGCCGCAAAAGGGCCGTGGAACACGCCGTGGAACAATGGCTGACCCCCCCATTGAACCAGCAGGGTGGTGGGGGGTGGAGGACTAGACTTCCGCGCACCGAAAAAAAATTTTATTTTCTTCGCGTGCCCTTCTTCGCAGTCTTCGCCGCAGCACGGAAGGCCTTGGCTGTAGGCGCACCTTTGCTGCCTGGCTTGCGCATCGATTCTGGCTTTTTACCAGCCGCTTTCTGCGCCTTGATCCGCCGCCGCTTCGCGGCGATGTTAGCGTAGAGTCCTCTTCGTGGCATCACTTCCTCCTAGATTTCGTCCCCGCGCACTTCCAGCGCTTACGGCTGAGTCGAAGCGGGCTATTGGGGTTTTTGGCGGCCTTGGGGTGCTTCTTCATCTGGCCGGCTGACCTGGCGCAGTAGGCGTCGCCTTTCTTGCTCGACGGCTGCACGCGCCGCGAGCCGTCTTTCGCCTTGCCCGCCTGGCCATACGACACTTTCTTGCCGCTGGCAGTCACTTTGACACGCGCTTTGCCCTTGCGTGGCGTGGCCACGGCTAGCGTGGTGGGTAGGGCGGTTTAACGACGGGCATGTTGGTGCCGGCAGCCATGCGGGCATTGCGAGCTTCTTTGGTGGCCGTGCGCTTGCCTTTCATGGCCTTCATAGTTTTCGAGTGTGATCCGTACATAGGAGCTCCATATGTGGTGGTGTTGGTGCTCTAATTTTCTCATATTTATTTCTATTTATTGTCTCCTAAAAGGTGACAAGTAGAACAATATCGGTATAATTAGGGCCATAACAACGAGGAACGGATATGGAACTAAAAGTATTAGTAGCTTGTGAAACCAGCGGCACTGTCCGCGATGCGTTCTACTGGGCTGGCCACGACGCATGGTCGTGCGACATTTTGCCCGCCGACACTCCCACCAATCGCCACATCCAAGGCGACGTTCGCGACGTGCTCAAAATGGACTCTTGGGACATGCTGATCATTGCACACCCGCCATGCACCAGGCTTTGCAACAGCGGTGTGCGCTGGCTACACAAAGCACCTCCAGGGCGAACCTTAGAATCTATGTGGGCTGAGTTAGACGAAGGCGCGGCACTTTTCCGCGAATTGATGGACGCTGACGTGCCGTACATCGCTGTTGAAAACCCCGTCATGCACAAGTATGCCAAGCAGCGGATCTGGGGAGAAGGCTGGGAAAAGAAATCCAAAAACGACGGCGAGTTTGTTTTGACGTCTGTTCAGCCCTACGAGTTTGCTGAGTCGGTCGATGCTGATGACAACGTTACCAAGCGCACTTGCTTGTGGCTGAAAGGTCTGCCGCCCCTACAAAAGACGTCAAACTTAACTCGCGAAACAGCCAGGGACGACATTCACAAAGCGCCGCCATCGAAGGATCGCTGGAAATTGCGCAGCAAGTTTCACAAAGGTCTGGCCCAAGCTATGGCCGATCAATGGGGCAGTTTGTTTGCTCAAATGGAGGCCGCGTAAGCGGTGGGAGGCAGTATGACGACAACACAATTGCCAGCCCCCTGGCACGGCAAGCATCCGCTGGATCTCGACACATCTACGCTGGCGCTGCTTTTAGAGGCCATCGCCGCCGACGCAGAGCGAGCGCCGGACATCAGTCCAAATGGCAAGAACCACAGGTACATATCAGCTGTTGGCTTGGCCGACATATTACTCGCCGCGTCGGATCGGCTGTTGGAGCAGGTATGAGCTATGGCACATAGTCTAAACAACTCGAAAGCAGCCGACTTTATGGAACGCACATCCCAGTATTCGACCCACGGGTCACGGCGGGGGTACGTCGATCATGGTCGGCATATCCTTGAAACAGATTACAACCGTGAGGCGCTAATCGTTCAAAAAGTAGAGCTACAGCAGAAAATTGCTGATTTTCGACGCAAGCACGACATTGATAAAAGGATCACACTTGTCAGTTTGCAAGCTCCGAATAGCGCAACTCACGACGTTAGGACTTTGAAAAAATTAAAAAGGATAAGGCGCTATACGGCTCAAGAGCTCGGTTCAGTGCTTACAGCAGCCAACAAAGTTGAGCTAATTGATAAGCAATTGAAAAAAATGCCAAAAAGCCGAGTTGTTTATAAAAAGAAAAGTGAGCAAATGATTGCGATCTTGAAAGAGCGCAGCCCAGAACTTTACGAGGCTTTAGAGCTTGAAGCATTGAAGCAGATCGCACGAGCAACTGCTAAAGCGATTAGACCCGACGAATTAAAAAACTAGCAGCTGCATACCCAGGAGCCCGCTAACGCGGGCGCAAAGTGATAGGCTGCAGGCATGATAAGTAAAAAGTTTCGCGATTTGTTGGTCGAAGTAGAGCTCGAAGACTCTGAGATGTGGCGCAGGGGCACGATTAGCATTTACTTCGAGCTTGGCGCTGCATATGAGAGTTACCACGTCAGCCCGCCAGATGTTAAGAGATTTCGGTATGACGATCCGTCGCCTAAGTTTATCGACTTGGTGCGCGCTACTGGCTGGATAGGCGACTATGTAGACGGAAGCCCAAGCGACGAGATAGATCAAATGGTCAGGGATTTGATTGAACAAGAAATCACCTTCAGCACTGACGGCCTAGTCATTGACGACCCGTTTGACAACCCAACTGACGAGCTCAACCCGCGCCACATATACGAATAGCCTGTCCCTATTCAATCCCTGACCTATCCCTGACCTGCTCAGAGCGTCCCATTTCTGCTCGGAACGCTGCTCATTTCTGCTCAGACCATTGCTCAGACCATAAAGCGGTAGAATATGGCATGCCTGAAAACCCATATGTGGCGTTTGTTAAGCGCTTTCGTAACGATCCCGTCGCTTTTGTTGAGCAAGTGCTCAAGCAGTCGCCCGACGCCTGGCAAAAAGAATTCCTCAATGCCATAGCATCTGGCGAGCGTAAAATCAGCGTGCGCTCTGGCCATGGCACCGGCAAATCCACGGCGAGCTCGTGGGCGATGCTGCACTTTTTGCTGACGCGCTATCCCGTCAAAGTCGTCGTAACGGCGCCGACCAGCGCGCAGCTGTTCGACGCGCTGTTTGCCGAGCTCAAGCGCTGGATCAACGAATGCCCTGTGGCGATCAAAGAGCTCTTGGAAGTGAAGAGCGACCGCGTCAGTCTAAAGGCCGCGCCCAGCGAGGCGTTTATTTCATGCCGGACATCCAGGGCAGAAACGCCAGAAGCGCTGCAGGGCGTTCACTCAGACAACGTGATGTTGGTGTGCGACGAAGCCTCCGGTATCCCCGAGGCGGTATTTGAGGCCGCAGCTGGCTCGATGTCGGGCGAGCACGCAACGACCGTTCTGCTCGGCAACCCAACCAGGAGCTCTGGTTTTTTCTTCGATACCCACCACCGCATGGCGGGTGATTGGTGGACGCGCAAGGTCAGCTGCATCGACTCGCCCAGGGTCAGTGACGATTATGTGAGCGAGATGGCTGCGCGCTTTGGCGAAGAGAGCAATGCCTTTCGCGTGCGCGTGCTTGGCGAGTTTCCGCAGCGCGACGACGACACGGCGATCCCGCTCGAGCTCGTTGAAAGTGCTCAGCGGCGCGAGGTTGTCGTCACTGAAGACGAGCCGATCGTGTGGGGCTTGGACGTGAGCCGCTTTGGCTCCGACCGCAGCGCGCTTTGTAAGCGCCGAGGGCGCGAGCTCATGGGCATACAAACCTGGCAGGGCTTGGATCTGATGCAGCTGTGCGGGGCGGTTGTTGCTGAGTATGAAAGCCAGCAGCCGCGAACGCGGCCGGTGCAGATCAACGTGGACTCGATTGGCCTTGGCGGTGGTGTGTGCGATCGCCTGCGTGAGCTCGGCCTGCCGGCGGTAGGCATCAACACCAGCGAGAGCCCGAGCAGCAAGGCGACTTACATCAACCTGCGCGCTGAGCTCTGGTTTAAGGTGAAAGCCTGGCTCGAGGCCCGCGACGTGTCGCTGCCCCAGGACGACGACCTGCTCGCCGAGCTCGTTAGCGCCAAGTACAAATTCACGAGCTCCGGCAAGATGCAGCTAGAAAGCAAAGACCAGATGCGCAAGCGCGGACTGCGCTCGCCTGACTTGGCTGACTCGCTTTGCCTCACGTTCGCGAGCGACGCGATGACGCTCAGCGGCGCGATGAGCGCTGCCAGCAGCTGGCAGAAACCTCTCAGGCGAGGGCTGTCAATTACCTAACTGGTAAAATTAGACCCCATGAAATCGGCATATATGGGGGCACGAGTGGCGCACACAGACCAAAAAACCTATCGACGTGGCCCTGGCGGCGTGCAAGACGCTGCAAATGACATCGCGAAGATGCTCAGCAAAAAGTCGCCTGCTAAGAAGCCAAGCAAGAAGGGTAAGTAATTGGCAGTCGCTGGTGGCCTGCTAGATGTAGCCAAAGCGGCGGCACCAGTAGCCGTTGGCGCTGGACTGCTTGCCACGCCCGAAGATGCGGAGGCGATTTTTCTCAAAGCGCGCCCTGAACGTTTGTTAAGAGCGCAGGAGCGTGGCGACTTTTTGCCAGAAAAAGCAACGCAAGAGAATCTAGCGAAAGCGCAGGAAATGTATGCGCGCAACGAATCGCCTCGCAAAATTTATTCGGAAACGGGATTTTTCAAAGGCGCTGATGGGGGCATAAGATTTGAGGTTCCTGACGATGAGGCCCGCGTTTCTGGTTTGCTTCCTCGTCAAGCAGACGTGCGGCAACTGACTACTGATGTTTTGGACTCTGATTACGGCTCGTTGTTGGCTGACAATATCGGCACCCCACAGGTTATCGCTGACGAGCGTTTATCTTCAGCTGGTTACAGAGGCACATACAGTCCTTTCAAAAATCAAATAGCCATAGAAGAAGGTCTGTTGGCAGACCCAGAAATGGCTCGCAGTGTGTTTATGCACGAGCTTCAGCACGCCGCGCAGACCTCTCAAGGCATGGCTGGTGGGGCAAACGCCCAAGAAATACAAGACAGATTGCTGCGTAACTTCGATCGCGGAGATGGGTTAGGTGATTTATCGGAAGTAGCTAGGGAATTTGACAATGCCATCGAGGGCTTGCGCTCTTTGGGTAAATTCGAGCGACTCAAGAGATACGAGCAGCTATCGCGCGACGAGAATCTAACCGGAAAACAACGCCTGCTTTTTGGTAACAGTCAGTGGTATCAGCACGGCGACGAGATCACGCGACGTCTAGGCGTGATGCCAAAGCGCCACAGACCCAAAGCAGAGCGAAACGCGTGGCTCAGTGCTGCTTGGCAACAGCTAGCAGACATGGAGAGAAACCGCGTAACGGCCTATGACTATCAAAATCTAAACCGTGTGCTTAACGCCAAGCGCGGTGAGGCTATGGGTCTTTTGCGCATAGACGTTGGCCCCGATTCGCTAGACACGACCGATCTGCAGTCGCTCAAGCGCGCTCGGTCTAGGGTCGAGCGGTATTTAGATAAGCGTCGCGGCAAAGCGCAAGAATTGCATCAAATTAAGACGCGGAAGCGTGAAATACAAACCGCTGACCCCTATGACCTTTACAAAAGAACGGCTGGCGAGGTTGAGGCGCGTAACGTGCAAACACGTTTAGGAATGACGCCGCAGGAGCGATACGAAAGCTATCCTCCTGATACTGAGGACGTGCCGCGCGCCTCTCAACTCTTCCCAGATAGCCCCATGCAGCGTGGCCAAAACGCTGGTTTCGCAACACCTGCAGCTTTAATGCCCACAGCAGCGATAGGAGGCGGGAGCCTGCTTGCTGCAAATGAGTTTGGCGAGATGCCAACAGTCTCACAATCCACACCAGCGCAACGCTTCACTGAAGGCGTGCTTGGCGGCGCCGACTTCCTAGCAAACGCAGCAAGCGGACTTGTTGAGCCGCTAATGACTTCCAGCTTGGTCATGCAACAAGCGCCGTTGCCGGTCACAACGCCACAGATGGCGCAAACGCAGCAGCAAGCTCGATCCGCATTTGACTACCAGCCACGCACCGACATTGGCCGACAAGCAAGCGAAAGCGCACAACGTGCCATCGGCGGCGCTTTGGCTGCGCCCATGTCTGCAGCTGGCAGTTTGCTAGAACCCCTAGAACCCATTGCCGATATGGCTCGCCAGTTACCGCAGCGCGCCAGACTAGTCGGTGAATCCTTATTGGATATTTTCTAATGGCAGAACAATACGAAGACGAATTTATTGAAGAAGAAATGGGCATGGGCGACGAAGAGATCCAAGCCGCGATCACGCTCGCCATCGAAGATGCCGTGGACTTCATCGACAACACCATTTCGCCCCAGCGCGCAGAGGCAGCCGAGTACTACGCCGGCGAGCCCCTGGGCAACGAAGAAGAGGGCCGCAGTACCGCACAAACGATGGACGTGCGCGATACCGTCCAGGCGATGCTGCCGTCTCTTATGCGCATTTTCTGTGGCTCTGACCACGTTGTGGAATACGCACCGACCGGCCCTGAAGACGTCGAGATGGCGAAGCAGGCGACCGACTACGTTAACTACATACTGAACCAAGACCAGGATCAGTCGTACATCGAGATCATCTACGCCACGATGAAAGACGCTCTGGTGAAGGGCTCTGGCTTCATCAAATATTGCTACGACGAGTCAGAGAATACGCAGAGCTACGAGCTCGAAAACCTAGACGACCAGGCACTGGCTGCGCTCAACAGTAACCCAGACGTTGAGATCGACATGCTGAAAAGCATGACGTCGAGCGACAACCCAGAGGCGATGCACTCCGTTCGCGTCACGCACCGCAAGAAGGTTGGCAAGATCAAGGTCGAGTCAGTGCCGCCAGAAGAAATTGTCATTAATCGCAATGCTCGCAGCCTGGAAGACGCTGACCTGGTCGCGCACCGCGCTTACCTGACCATCAGCGACATGGTTGAGCTCGGCTACGACGCTGACGAGATTGAGCAATACGCCACCACCAGCGACACAGACTTTGAGCTCTTCAACGTCGAGGCCCGCGAGCGCTATCAGCAGAGCTCGTTTGAAAACTCGGAGATGGTGCGCCGCGTTCTTTACGTTGAGGCATACGCCAAGATCGACACAGACGGCGATGGCGTTGCCGAATTGCGACGCATTTGCTGCGCTGGCCCTAACTACGAAATCTTGCGCAACGAGCCGACCGACATGGTGCCGTTTGCGTTCTTCTGCCCAGATCCAGAGCCGCACGCGATGTTTGGCATGTCGATCGCTGACCTGACGATGGACATACAGCGGATCAAGACCGCCGTGTTGCGGGCAAGCCTGGACAGCCTGGCGATGAGCACGCACCCCAGGGTGGGCATTGTCGAAGGCCAAGCGAGCCTAGAAGACGTGATGAACAACGAAGCCGGCGGCGTGATCAGAATGCGTCAGCCTGGCGCCGTGGTGCCGTTCAATTTGCCCTTTGTCGGCAAAGAAGCATTCCCGATGCTGGATTACCTAGACCAGATGCGTGAGAACCGCACAGGCGTCTCTAAGGCGGCTGACGGGCTCGACCCTAGCGCATTGCAGAGCTCCACGTTAATGGCCGTACAGCAGACGATTGGGGCCGCTCAGCAGCGCACCGAGATGATTGCCAGGCTGTTCGCCGATGGCGGCATGACGCGGCTCTATAAGGGCTTGCTGCAGCTGATCATCAAGCACATGGACAAGCCGCGGATGATCAGGCTGCGCAACACGTTTGTGCCCATGAGCCCTGATCGCTGGAACGCCGACATGGACGTTGTGAGCAATGTGGCGCTAGGCAAGGGCGGCGACGTTGAGCGCATGCAGATGTTGCAGCAAGTCGCGCAGAAGCAAGAGCAGCTATTGCAGCAACTTGGCCCCGAAAATCCACTGGTCAGCGTCGAGAACTACTACCAGACGCTGGTGCAAATACTCGAAGTCTCTGGCTTCAAAGACCCGCAGCGGTTCTTCAAAGACCCAAGTCAGCAGCCTCCAACACCACCGGAGCCGCCAAAGCCGGACATAAACGAGCAGCTGATCCAGGTTCAGATGGCAGAGATCAACGCGAACATAGAGAAGAAAAAAGCAGAGTTGGATCTCGAGCGCGAAAAGATGCAGCGCGAAGACGATCGCCGGCGCGACAAAGACGAGGCAGACATTGCGCTCAAGGCGGCTGAGATTGCTGCCAGGTATGGCGCGCAGGTCGATGTTGCCGGCATCCGAGCTAACTCAGAACGCGACCGCGAGCTCGTAAGACAGCTGGCCGCACAACAACAGGTGCCGAATGCCCCTGTCGCATAACTCGCTACTCAACATCCAACGCTTGGCGGACGACGAAGACTTCGCCGAGCTCATCAAGATGCTAAGGCTCGATTTCTTCGAGCTGTGGTGCAAGGAACGTGACCCCGCTATGCGGGAGCGCTTACATCAAAAACAGGAAGCCCTTGACGACATTGTTGTGCGCATGCGCGCAGCAGCCGACGAGATTGCTTTCGCAAAACAACGGAATTCGTGATGAGTGATAAAATAGATACACAAGAAACCCCATATATGGGGGGCACCTTGGGCGACGCCCAGGCTGCTATCGCTAAATTGATGGAACCCGCAGAAGGGCAAGCCGAAGATTCAAGCGACGTTGACGAGTCTCTTGAGGGGGGCGAGGCACTGGAAGGCGCTGAGTTTGAAGAATCCGAGCAGGAATTCGACTCAGAAGACGATGATGCCGACGATCTGGATGAAGAGGAATACGACGAAGACGAGGGCGAACAAGAGCAGGCCGATACATTCACCGTAAAAGTAAATGGTGAAAACGTAGAGGTAAGTCTTGATGAGCTTCAGAACGGGTACTCACGCCAGGCCGACTACACAAAGAAGAGCCAGACATTGGCGGAAGAGCGTAAGGCTTTCCAACAAGACCGAGACGCGGTTCTTCTTGAGCGGACACAGTATTCCCAGTTACTGGGAGCTTTGCAGCAGCAGCTAACGGCTTTTGACGAGCCAGCGCCGGACTTCGATCGTATGTATGAGGAAGATCCGATTGAGGCAAGTCGCCTTGAGCGACAGTACCGACTGCGGACTGAGCAGCGTGCGCAAAAGATGCAAGCCATTGCGATCGAGCAGCAGCGTGTGAATGACGCCAACGCTCAAGAGCAAACGGAGCAAATGCGCGGGCTTATCACTCAGGAAGCAGCCCGACTGCCTGACGTCATCCCAGAGTGGAAAGACGAAAAGGTGGCGAGCCGCGAACGCGAAGAGCTAAAGAGCTACTTGCTCGATAGTGGCGTTGCGGAAGAGGAGCTTGGCGCACTTGTGCGCGCTAGCCATATCGCAGTATTGCGAAAGGCGATGCTCTTCGACAAAGGCCAGAGCAGGGTGCGTAAAGCACGCAAGGCTGGTCAATCGGGCAAGACAGTCAGGTCAGGATCTCGTCAACAGCAAGTGAAGCCAAGCGCTCGCAAAACTAAAGCCGCGTATCAACGTCTCAAAGAGCGAGGCACTGCAGAGAATGCAGCGTCTTTGATTGAATCTCTTTTATAAGGCTTAAAACAATGACCATTATTGCTAACACTTTTCTAAAGTACGACGCGAAAGGCGTTCGGGAGGACTTGTCCAATATCGTAACCATGATATCGCCAGAGACCCGACCTTTTATGAGCAACATGACCAAGAGTCGCTCAGTCACGAACACATTTTTTGAATGGCAGACTGATGACCTTGGCGCAGCTGCAGCTAACCATCATTTGGAAGGCGACGACCTAGCTGCGTTCACTGCAGTAACTCCAACAACTCGTTTGGGTAACTACACGCAAATCAGCCGAAAAGACTTCATCGTGTCCGACACAATGAAAGCGTTAGATTTGGCCGGTAGGCGCGCGGAGACGGCGTACCAGATAAGCCTATCCTCGAAGCGTCTCTTAAACGATATGGAACATAACCTCTGTGGTTTGAACCATGCAGCTGTCGCTGGCAACAGCACGACTGCGCGTAAGACTGCGCCCCTGGCTGCGTTCATTAGAACCAACACATCTCGAGGAACGAACGGCGCTAACCCAACGGTTTCTGGCGGCGTTGTAAACGGTGCGGCTACTGATGGCACCCAGCGCGCCATGACGGAGCCCATGCTAAAAACAGTCCTACAGGGCATCTTCTCTAACGGGGGCTCGCCTCAGTTTGTCATGGTTGGCCCTCACGTTAAGACAGTCATTAGTGGCTTTGGCGGCATCGCTGCGCAGCGTTACATGGCACCTTCTGACGGCCCTACTACGATTATAGGTGCGGCTGACGTCTACCTTAGCGATTTTGGTAGCGTTCAGATCGTACCTTCTACCAAAAGCCGCGCACGCGACGCTTACGTCATCGACCCAGATATGTGTGAGGTTGCAACGCTTCGCCCAATCCAGGCTGAAGAACTCGCCAAAACCGGTGATGCAACGAAATTTCTCACCTTGTCTGAGTACGGCTTGGTCGTCACTCAAGAGGCTGGTTTGGGCGTTGTGGCTGACCTATCCACTAGCTAGGACTGACCAATGGAAATAAAACGCAACCTGTCTAACGACGCCACAACAGGCATCAAATCAGACTTCGTATACGAAGCCGGCGAGACGCTGAAAGACGACAAAATCACAATTGCGACATCGCAAGACGTGACGGCAATCGTTGAAGCGAACAAGCGAGCTCGTAACGAGATAGATCGACACCAGAAGCATGGTGAGTGGTCAAAGGTTGCGTCAATCCCATTGAGCGTCTTGTACGACCTGAAAGCGAGAGGCATTGCCGACGATCCTAAAAAGATGAAGGCATGGCTTAACGACCCAGACAACCGCGCGTTCCGCACGCGAGACGCGCGTATCTGATGGCGATCGCAACGTACTCAGAGCTCCAGGCGAGCGTAGCAGATTGGCTAAACCGCACGGATTTGACGAGTGCGATAGGTGACTTTGTGGCTTTGGCGGAATCGCAGTTTAACCGCAGCATCCGCCATCGCTACATGATTACTCGGTCTCAGGCGACGATTGACAGCGAATACAGCGCAACACCGGCGGATTGGATACAGACGGTGAGTCTGATTCTCGAGACCAACCCTGTGACGCAGATGGAGTACGTCACTAACGAGGCGCTTAACGGGCTCAAAAGCGGCAGCAGTGCGACAGGCACGCCGAGTCATTATTCGCATGTCGGCACTGAGATCCAGGTTTTTCCGGCGCCCGACAACACGTCTACAGGCTACACGGCAGAGCTCGTGTATTACGGCAAGATCGACGCGCTCTCAGACTCGAACACAACAAACTGGTTACTGACACATAACCCCGACATCTACCTCTACGGGACGCTGCTGCAAAGCGCGCCGTATTTGCAGAACGACGAAAGAATTCAGGTTTGGGCGAGCCTATATCAGCGCGCGATCGATGACCTGGAAATTTCAAACCAACGAACAGCTGGTCAGACCAGCGTGAAGATGAGAGCCGCTGCGCTCCAATAGGAAACTAAAATGGCTGGATTTTCTGACTACCTAGAAAACAAATTGCTGGCGCATGCGTTCAGCAACACGTCTTACACGAGCCCAAGCACAGTGTACCTTGGTCTTTTTACCAGTGCGCCAACGGACGCCGGTGGTGGCACAGAGCTAAGTGGTAGTGCCTATGCGCGTCAAAGTTGCGCGTTCACGACAACGGGCGCTGCGTCAACGAACGCATCCGCCGTTGACTTCCCAACCGCCACAGGCAACTGGGGCACGATTGTCGCTGTTGGCATCTTCGACGCATCTTCCAGCGGAAATTTCTTGGGATGGTCTAATCTGACGTCTAGCAGAACGATCGAGACCGGCGACGTTTTTCGATTCCCAGCTGGTGACGTGGACATCACCTTAGACTGATGAGTCAAGGGTGGGGTTACGGCAGTTTTGGTGAGGGACGATATGGCCAGTGGAGTTATGTCGATGCTAGTGCGACTGTCACAACTTCATCGGCTGTGGCAGTGGCTCCGCAGGTCATTGCGATCTCTGGCGCAGCTGTCAATTCTGCTTCTGTGGTTTCTGCCGCTGGCAAGCGAGCTCGCACGGCAAACGCGAGCATTGCCAGCACGTCTTCGGTCTCTAGTTCGGCGATACGTTTTAGAACCGCTAGCGCGCTGGTTGCCGCATCGTCCTCATTGGCAGCAAGCGCTGAAGTCATATCGGGCTCAGCTGTCGCAATCTCTGCGTCGTCTTCGATCGCAGCTGCAGCGGAAGTCATCTCTGGATCGTCTGTTGCGATCACCGAGACATCTTCTATTGCAGCTTCAGCGGAAGTCATATCCCCAGCGGCTGTTGCAATTTCTGCGTCATCAAGTATCTCGGCTGACGCAGAAGTTATCACAAAGTCGTCAGTCACCATCTCATCTGCATCAGGCGTTTCTGCAGATGCTGAGATCATTACGAGTGCGGCTGCAGCGATTGACGCAGTCTCTGCGGTCTCTGCGGACGCGGAGCGAACGAGGACTGCGAGTTCTGAAATCGTTTGCTCATCAACTGTTTCTGCGGATTCGCAAAGGTTTAGAAATAACCAGGCGTCCTTAGCAAGCAGCGCGACGGTCGGCGCAAGCGCCGTTACTGTCGTTTCCGCTGCCGCGTCGCTAAACGCGGCTTCTGCGATCTCAGCGACCAGTGTAAGCACGAAGGCTGCACAAGCGCTTCTTGCGAGCTCGTCTACGATTACTGCTGCTGCAAAACGCTTTAGAAATTTCGATGCCCTGGTCGTCGCAACGTCGAGAATTACGTCTGCTGGCCAATCGATCACGACGGCTGAAGCAAGCATCGCAGCGAGCTCTGCGGTAAGTGCTGTAGCTGGTCGCATTAGACCGGCGAGTGTCGTCATTGCAGGCGCGTCGCAAATTGTCTCTGCCGGTCAAAGGCGAAGAAACGGCCAGGCCGCGATTGCGGCTGCTTCTGCATTCTCTGCTTCGTCTGTGACTGTCGTTGCGTCTGCAGCAGACATCGCTGCATCGAGCTCAGTAAGCGCTGACGCAATCACATTGACGAGTGCCGCTGCAGCTGTCGCTGCGAGCTCAAGTGTCTCAGCTGGTGGCGGACGCATCCGATTTGGTTCTGCTGCGCTGGCTTCAGCTGCAACAATTACAGCAACCGGCCAAAAATTCGAGAACGTCCAGGCGCTGATCGCTGCTTCTTCAACAATAAGTTCAGCGGCAGTGACGGTGGTTGCCGGAAGTGCGAATGTCAGCGCATCGAGCGCCATCAGCGCTGACTCCAATGTCATCGTTTCTGCAGCGGCTGCAATCGACGCGGCATCGAGCGTTTCTGCAAGCGCAGCATTGCTACGAAATGCAGCGGCTGCACTGCAATCTGCAGCATCTGTTACGGCTGATGCGCAAAGGCGTAGAAGCGCAGATGTCGCAATCACTGCAGCGTCGTCAGTCAGCGCGACTGCGTTGTCGATCACAACTGGCGCCGCGCAAGTCTCGGCTAACAGCACTGTCTCTGCAGCGGCTTCTGTAATCCAAGTTGGCGCAGCGTCGATTGATGCAGTCTCGACGGTAGTAGCAGGCGGCGGTCAGATCCGACTTGGCTCTGCAGCGATCTCTGCACAAAGCGGCGTTGCAGCGAACGGTGAAATCAAATGGCAAACCGAACCAGGCGCAACGACGGCTTGGGCAGACGAATCTGGCGCGAGCACGATTTACCTAGTTCAGCCCTCTGCCACAACTAGCTGGTCGGCTGAGAGCGACAGCACAACCACATACACAAAACAGCCCAGTGCCAGCACATCATGGCAAGAGGCAGCGTAAGGAATAGATAATGGCTGATACTTTTAATAATGACTTGCGCGTTCGTGAGCAAGAAGCCGGATCGAACAGTGGCACTTGGGGCGGCCTGCTGAACACGACGATCAGCAACCTGGCGTCAGCATTCGGTCAGGGCAGCGAGGCTATCCCTAACGCATCGACGCACACAATCACCCTGGCAGATGGCGCTGCAGACGAAGCGCGTAGCATGTACTTGAAATGCACTGGCGGTGGCCAGGCATGCACCGTGACTTTTGCGCCAAACACGATTTCAAAAACTTGGATTATTTCAAACGAAACGTCTTACACACTGACCTTTAGCCAGGGCTCTGGCGCTAACGTGGCGGTGCCTGCTGGCGCTGTGAAGATGATTGTGACTGACGGTGCCGGATCTGGCGCGGCAGTAACAGATGCTTTGAGTGGTTTGGCCGCCAATGTTTCTAATGCTGTATTAAGTGGTACAACTACTGCTCAGACACTAGACATCTCAGGCGCAGTAACGGCTGCTGGACTGACTGTGAGCAACTCTAGTTTGCAAGTGAAGTTAGAGGAAGCAGATGGCACAAACAATCCCAGATTGGTTACTTACTTTGATTCAAGTGGTACGCACTTGCAGCATACATGGTCAAGCAACGCATCAAATTTAATCTTTGAAGTTGGCGGATCAGAAGGTTCTGGTACAGAGCGCATGCGCATAGATGCGTCAGGGAATGTTGGTATTGGCAGTGCCTCACCATACTCTGCATTAACCATAGACACCGCTAACGGCATTTTGAACATTGCCAACGGCAACACGTCTGGTGGAACCAAGATACAAGCGTGGGCCGCGACCCCAGCTAATGGCTATTTAGCCATTGAAGGCTACGACAAAGAATACATGCGTATTGACTCGTCAGGGAATGTTGGTATTGGCACTAGCTCCGTCACCAACGCTCTTGGGTGGGCCAGTGTTGCTCAGGTGGGTGGAGCAAACCCAGCGTTGTCTTTAAAGAATACAAGCAATGTTCAGTGGGATATTTCAAACTTTGGCGGCACTTTCAACATATACAATGGTTCAGCTAATAGATTAAAAATTGACTCAAGCGGGAATGTTGGTATTGGCACTGGCAGTCCTTCAGCAAAGCTAGCCATTGTTGGAACGACTAAGGTTGGCGAAGGCGCAGCTTCTAATACGTCAAAATTAATGGTCAATACTGCTTCTGGTACGGCGGCAGGAATACAACTTTTCCAAGACAGTGTTGAAAGTTGGATTATTGATAACCCCGCATCCAGCACAGGTCTGACTTTTTCTAATAGTGGCACAGAACGCATGCGTATTGATGGGTCAGGGAATGTCTCTGTCTCTTCTTCTGCTGGTTTAGTGGAGAACGCTATTGGCGTGTTTATGCTTCCTGCGGGAGAACTGCGGGTCAAGGATAGCACTGAAGACGGAACAGCCCAGATCAGCACTTACAACAACAATGTTACCTCTGACGCACAGCAGTTTTTCGTAGGTAACAACTTAGCTGACGTAGACATAGGCAATAAAAGAGGTGCGTTAAAGTTTTTTGCAAACTCTACTACAGAACGCATGCGCATCGATACGTCAGGCAACTTGACGGTGGGGAACACAAACGCGGGAGCTGCTGGACTGTCCCTTGTTAACAACTACAACCTGAGCTTCTCTGAAGGCTCAAATCTTTCTTATGCAAACGTATTCAGGCAGGCATCAAGCGCCGCCGCTGTAATGGGCAGCGGGTACAAGCAAACTGATACCCTCAACAAGATGGCATCCTCTCATACCGCTGAGTGGGCAAGAAC